CTTGAGAATTGTTAGTAACTACTAATCTTCCAGAATCTTCTAAAATTAATTTAGCATTAGAAGAAAGACCGGTAGCTATAGGTTCTAAGTTATAATAATATCCATTCTTTTCAGGAGTTTCTTCACCAACTATTAAAGCTGTAGTAGTAAATGCTAATGCATATGCTGCGCTTTCCTCAGTATATAGTGAGTTACCGTCTATATCACTTATAACTCTAACTAATTCTACAACAGAATCTTCTAATGGATATCCTCTTTCGTCAAATTCTCCTTTCCTTACAATAAAATTTCTATCTCCTTGAATCTGAGCTATGTACTTTCTATTTTTTGATAAAAGTCTGTCGAGAGGTATTGTAAATGAACTAGAAGGTGATGTTGACAACGATCCTGTTATACCTTGAGTTGTACTTAAAGACCCGGTGATTTGCATTTCCGATGATGCAACTAACTGCTGTCCATACTTTAATATATTTGATATTTTATTGGCGCTTGCAGGATTTTTAAGTGCGTCTAATTGAGCTTGAAGTGTTTCTATTTGTTGTATTAACGCGTCAATTTTCGATTTATCAGTATTTCGATTTAATCTTAAATTTTCTATTAAAGCTTCTAAAGAATTAATTTTAGCTTGTAAAAAGAGTGTCGGATCCACAACACTTTTTGCAATAAACTCAGCAAACTCAATATCAATAATTTGATTGAATTTTGTATATGATGTTTTTTTAGTTGCTAAACTAATAAATTTTCTTTTTGTATCAGTTGTATTATTTTTATCAATAACTATTTGCCCGACTGTATTTGTATTATACTCCTCATAATTGAAGCTATTAACTTCTAGCGGATCAATTTCTCCTGTAAACACTTTTACAGGATCAAATTCATGTAATTCGTAATTTGCCATTATTTAGTAATTTTAAAAGTAAAGTCATTGGAATTGAAATATTCAGTTACTCCGTCAATTACTGATTTAATTTCAAATTTATAATATCTTTCAGGATACATCATTGTCGTGTAAAAATCAAAATAGCTTCCTGAAGTGTTAGTACTAATTTTAGTTGCTTCACCGTAAGGAATAATTATTTGATCGTTATGAGCATCTAATATTTGATAGTATGTCGTAGTCGGTAATGCTTTAATTGTAATAAAATCAGAATTTTGTGCAAATGTTGGTCTAGGATATTTAGGTCTAGATGCTACTAAAATTCTAACTTTTGCATCTTTAGGATATTCTGATTTAAAATTTCTGGTGTAAATTATAGGATTATCTTCATATTTTATAACACTCAATGATCCTGTATTATATGAAAAGCTTCCTGTCCAACTAATATACAATTGAGGTTCAAATACTGTATGAGTTTCTGCAGAATAAAATTGTATATTTGTATTTGGGAAATTTGCAGATTGTACTGCAGCATTATTTAATGAAACTATAAATCCATTATTTGATAACGATCCAGTTTGCCATCTTTTAACAATGTTAGTAACGTCAATATCAACTGTATCCGTAGTTTTAAAACTAAATGACTGACTGGCAATTGAACTGGTATACCATACACCTCCTCCTTGAGTTGTGTTATGATCCATATCTGTCCCTGAAGTTAATGAGTTGGACCATGGACTTGAACCAGATCCTTGAGTTGTTATCCAAGTTGCCCCGTTAGTAGCTGTTAATGCAGATTCAATCGTATTAGAAGAATATCCTACTCCATTTGACCAACTAGCAGCTAATGCTTTTGCTTCAATTGTATATGTCTGAGGAAGCTCAGATTCTTGAACTGTATATAATTTTAAACTTGCAGATATGTTATTAAGTGATATACTATTATCAGCTAATATACTTGACAATGATGATATATCAAATTTAATCAAAGCTCTTGATTCAGCTAAGTCTCCTCCGGCGCTAGTTCCTGATTTTCCTATTTCTAGAATTTGATCTAATCCTGTATTTCTATACAGGTCAGATTCGTATATTGTTGTATCTTGTAATGCTGATATTGACCAAATCATATTTAATTTATTTTATAATGAAACAACTTTACCAATTATATCTGTATTTGGAAATTTAATTTCAAATATTGAAGGATCTAATGAAGGATAAATTACACCTGCTTTAGTTGCAGCTGCAATATCATATACATTTCCAGAATATCCTTGCGTCGCATCATATAAATTGACAATATTAATTGAAGTTACTGACTGAACCCCTTCAACTCGATCTAATTCTGTATACAATTTTGAAATTACAATAGGTTGATTAATTTGCCATTGTTTACTGTTAAAAATAGTTTTTAATTTATCGATACACAATAATAACACTTCATTAGAATTATATTCAGGTAGAGTGATTATTTCAAATTTAACGCCGATATTAATAACATATGCCGTCTTAATATTGACAGCGTCAGTTAATATTCTGTATTCACTTATATAAGTTTTTAAATTTTCTTTTACAGCTGGGTTTAATCCTGTTAAATTGCCATTGCCGTTATATCCTAATGTATACAAATTAATTGCTAATGGATTAGGTATCATTTCGTGATCATTATCTGGATTAAGTTGTTGATCTTGAATTACATATGCTTTTGCAACAGATCCAAATCTTGAAGGCATTGAATATGCTCTAATAATATAATCTTGTGCAGTAATACTTCTTTGCTGAGTTGCAAAGTTTGCCATTGCATTTTGCCTAATCTCTTCAATAGTCTCTTCTGACTTACCTCCTGTTGCCGGAGTTGGATTGGTACACGCCACAGAAGCTTTAACTTGATTTAATAACGCAATGTCCAATGTTTGAGAATCTATTTGATATTCTACATTAACAATTGTTTTTAAAGAAAATGCAGATACATTTGATTTTATTCCACCGCCTGTTGTATATTTAACTGTTAATGTTGTATTTGAAGGTGCTAAACCATATGTTTTTGTATACATAAAGTTTGAAGGATCTATTGGATGATCAAATTGAGTTTGTAATCCATTTAATCCAGACCCCACAGTATCAGGATTTGGTATTATCTCTTCATCATCATTGTCTGATATTCCAGGACCAAATTGAATTTCTAAATTTTTATCAGATCTAAATTTAGTAATAAATCGATATGCTGTCTTTTTTAATTTTAAAAGATATGGTACTGATGTATATTGTGATAATTCAGGATCATTTTGTACTGTATTAGCTATAGTCTCGAAGACCATATCTTGAGCTAAATATGGAACTTCTGTCCAAGTGTTATTATCTGAATCTACAATTGATACTACTTCAATAATGTCCGTATCATTAATTAAAATTTTATCAAATCTTTTTGCAGCTCCAAATGTAAATGTTTTTGATTTAATTGTACCTGCAATAGCTCTGACTGACTTTTTAAGTAAATAGTATTCTGGCGTATTATCAACATTACTAATTTGATACACGCTAACTTCTGTTGGATCGAAACTGCTAGAAGCTGAAAAATTAACTAAAGATGTCGTTCTAAATTCTGTGCCACTTGAATCATCTCGAGCAATCATATTTTCTTTAAGAGTTAAAGCATATGACCAATCTGGCTCTTTACCACTCACGGTTGTTTTTGCAGGTAATAATTGAAATACATCTAACATTACCGTTGCTGGAATAGTATTTTTTGTCTTATATCCTACATTAGCAGCTAATGCTAATACATTAGGTTTACTAACTGCTGTGTTTAGAAATGATTCTTTTAATTGATTATCTGTATAGTATGATAATACGTCACCTACATACGATGCCATTTCAATAAACATCATTCCAGGAGATGTTTCGTTAAAATCATTATAAGTATCTGGAAAATAATTTTTTGCAAACTCTATTAAATTTGCTCTAAATTGACCAAAATCCTTATTAAGATATCTTACATCTTTTTTTACTTGAGTCATATTATATTTGTTCTATTGTGCTAGATGTTACTAAAAATGTTAGCGGAATTTCAGATTGAACTCCATTTACCGAAACTTTCATTGAAATCGTAACACCATGTTCTTCTTTTGAATTTCCTACGGCTAATACAGTTTCAACATTTAATTCATTAATTTCAATATAAGGCAACCAAAAGTTTACAGCGTCTGTTATAGAGTCGTTAATAGAAGATTTTAATAAATCATCATTTTGCTCAAATAAAGAATCTTGTAAAGTAGTACCAAAAAAAGGTTGCATAATTCGCTCACCTTGCCTCGTTAAAATTAAATTTGTTAAATTTGACAAAGCTTGCTCTTCAGTGGAATACGACAAATTAAATAATCTTCCGTCTCTTCTAGCAAATGGAAGTGTTATTCCTACCGCCACATCAGGATTGTTTATTGATATAATTTGTTCGTATGCCATTAGTTACCTTTTTTCTTATTTATTGCTTTCATTAATTGAGAATAGTCTCTTGTTAATGCATTGACAACTGCTTCGCCTTCTGTGGTTGAAGCTAATTGGTTAATATCAATTCTTCTTCCTTCTACATCAGTTACTAATGCAGGAGCTGAAGGAGTTGGTCTAGATTGCATTGAAGGCCATTCTGAAAAATCATTATAATCAATTTGCTCTTCTAAATAAGCCATTGGGCCTTCTCCTTTAAATCCAGCAGTGTCATTTAATAAATCATTTAATGTTGGATTTACTGTATATTGTTTTGGTTGCTGTTTGACTTTTGGTTTGATTGTTTCTGTATATGATACAGACGACTTAGTTGGTTGGTTTACTTCACTAATCACAGAACTAAATTGTTTTAATTCAGTACGAACAGCAACTTGCACTTCTTCTCGTATTACTTTTCGAAGTGTTTGTATAAAATCTTTTGAGTTCATAGTACTATTTTATAATAAATATTTACTTTATGAATTTACGTATTTTATTTAGGTATTACAAATCCTTTAACGTTATTATGTTTTGTTTTTTGCCCTACTCCATATACGCTTGCGTTTGGCACGGTAGTATTTCCTTCTATAGTAATATAACTTCCATCATTCTTATTGATTTCTACTACAATTCCACAATGCGTTAATCCTGCTGATCTTTGATATATTGCAACCGCGCCTACTATTGGAGTTCTAGATTGTCGGTCAGTTTCCCCAGCCCATTTCCACCATTCAGCAACACTAGCACCTCTACCTTTTGGAGGAGTTTCTAATCCAGCTTGTTTCCACCAGTGATTAACTGCAGAAGCGCACCACTTTGCAGGAGGCGTAGCTCCTGCTTCCTTTACCCATTGATTTACTACAGGATTTCCTGTTAATATTCCTAAACTTGACTGAGCTGCTTTGGCAGCTGTTCGTCCTTTTTGATTTTCGCCATCAGTCACTGATACTACAGGAGCTGCATTAGCTGAATTAGTGTAGAAATTTCTTGCTTTTTCAAGTGCTGTGGCAATTTGTTCTGGAGAAATAGATGCTTTATTTCCACCTTCAGAAAATCTAGTTTGCCCTGGTAATCGACCCGCTTCTGCATAAGTTAATCCAACTGAAGCAAATTCTCTTGCTAAAGCTTGAGCCGCTTCTCGTTTATTATCACTCTTTCCCTTAATATATTGACCAACTATAGGTCTTTTAAAATCTACTACATATTCTGGAAATCTTTCTTGAGTTGCAACATCAAACTTATCAGCTTTGTTTATTTTCATCTTACTAACAAAGTCTTTCATAGTTGATGGAATAATTTGATATTTTCCTACAGCATTGAGATTGGTTTTATCTTGTATATTTATAAGCTCACCAACCGATATATCGGTAAGATTTCTTTTGCCTGTTACGGCATAATTTGCAGAACCCCCTGGGCTATCTCCTGCCGTTCCTAGATTAATAGAGTTGTAGGTACCTTCGCCGCCGGCAATTAATTCGAACAACTCACTAATAGTCCCACTTCCAGTACTGCCTCCAGTATTGCCTCCAGTGCCTCCTTGTGCAGGCTTAATTTCTATATATTTTATATAATCAAAATGTTCATCGGCGCTGGTATCTATATCTTCTACTTGAATATCATAATCATAATATTCTGCAGCTGCAAATAAACCATCTTCTAACTCATCTTCTTTATGTGAAATAAATTCTTCATTAGCTACTCGTTGCCATTTATCTTCTTCAGTTTCTTGCTCATCTACCACTGGCGGTAATTCTTCTTTTGCATCATCAATTAATTGTTGAACTTGTTGCTCTTGTTCAGGAGTTATTATAAGAGATGTAGTTTTGGCTATTCTTGAAGAGTTTCTAGAAGACGTTGATACTGACTTTTTAGTAAATGATAAATCACTTAATAAATCAGAAAGTTGTGCTTTTAAAGTAGATATAGATGCCCATTGAGGAGATGCTGATAATGGCGATGACGGACCTGCGGGTGTTATAACAGTTAATGTCGACAGTTGATCAATTAAGTTTTCGGCCCAAGATTTAAAACTATTACCTAAAATCAAAGGTTCGCCAGCACCATCACCTAATTCAATTTTAGTAGCATTGATTGCAACAGTATCTACTGCATCTATCGCAATACTTGTTTCAGTCGACAATCCAATTCCATTTTTTGCAAATGCAATAATTTCTTTTTGAGTGCTATTAAATACTAATCTTCCGGAAGATATCAATGTCTGTGGTGTTGTACCCCAATTTTCATTTTTCCATGAAGTTATGCCTTTACTTTGTATAGCAGTAATAACACCTGATGCTTGCTCAAATTCAATATTTTGACCTGAAGCCATTACTATTATATTTTCATTGTTAGTGAAATCTTCAGTTATAAAATCATTTATTTTTTGAGTATCAGTTTCTTGTTTAGAATTTCTAAAAATAGTAATTGGAGCTGATTCAGAACCTCCACTCCATTTAGGAGCTACAGTAAATTTACCTGATTTAGGTGCTGTTGAAAATCTAATTGAATTTCCATACCTACCTTCAATAAGTAAATCACCTACGTAAGGCTGTAAAGGTTTTACGGTTGGATTCTCAGAAAAGTTTTCGTCAATTTTAGGTTCTTCTTGAGTGTTAGTATTTCCTGAATTTGTCTCATTATACTTATTTGAATCTCCTGAAGTTTGTCCAGTTTGTACTTTTCTTGACGAGACAGTCGGTAAAGCGTTGTGATGTATTGATGATTGTAAAGATACAATATCAAAATAGTAAGTGTCTGAAGCTTCACTAATTCCTGAAGCGTAAGAGCTCGGAGCTTTTAATAACAAAACAACTTCTCCTTTAATAGGTATACGAAGTATACTAGTATTCAATGGTTTTGCAGTAATTACAGACAATGTCGTCTCGTCATCTGACGGAGTACCATCTAAAGGTTTAACTTTTATTCCGTATATTAAATTTGGATTAGAATCTCCATACAATACTTCTAATACCTCTCCTGATGTAATTTGAAACTCTGACATTATATTAATCCGTCTTGAATATTATTAATTTCTGACTCTAAATCAGTTTGTTTAGATGTCAACTCAACTACTTTTGTATTAATATCTTTTTCGGCTCCTGCAATTTCATCTAATTCACCCATTAACTGCTTTTTTTCTTCTTCAGATAACATCCATGAATTTCCAGTTTCTGCTTGAACTCTATTACTTGTAGAAACTAGCCTCTGCACAACAGCGGCTAGCTTAACAAGGTGTTCATCATTTTTAACACCTACTTCTAAATATTCTTTGATTAATGGTACGATGACAGTTGCGTCGCCTACATTTTTTATTAAAGGTCTTAACTCACCAATTAACATATTTATTTGACGATCCTTTTTAGAACTGTTAGAATAAATATCTTTCATTAAGTCAGAAAAACTTTTTCCTTTAAATATCTCTATATCAAAATCCATAAATTCCTTTAAAATAAATATCTTATTCTAGAAATTCTGACTTTTTAAATTTAGCTTGATTTAAAGTTGCGTGCCCCGTATGTTTATAATTATAATACATTTCGCTATATGCATTTTTCATTGTATTTACAACTCGAGTAATGTATTGAGTTTTTACTCCGGTGCGATCTCGTATCATAATATAAAGAGCTTTCTTATTAAAATTTTCAATATTTTCTCTGTTTCTAAATAACTCTAATACTGAATCTGCTACTTGAATGTCTGCATGCTTTTTAAATAAAGTGTTTAAATTGTCATCCATATACTTTATAAACAAATCCATAAATTCTGATTTTTCTTGAACATCTTCTTCACGCATTACTTCATTAATAACATTGCGTCTAGTATCAATTACATCAGGCTGTTCTGTATTTTTAAATTTATTGTAATTTGCATTATTATGAATAATCAAATAATTTTTTGCAATAATTGAAAAATAAGAAAACGCTTTTCCTTTAGTCGGGTCAGTGTATTTATGAATCTTTTCATTTAAAAATGCAACTACTTCATGCTTTACATCTTCATAAGGAACATCGAAATGATAAAATTTAAAAGTATGAATAATATTTTCAACTAATTTATCAAATGGATATTTAATCTCTGCATCGTATAATTTATTACGATCATACTCATCTTCTAATTGATTATATAACAATATTGCATTTTCAGTATCTTTAGTAAAGTACTGTTTATTTTTTGGTTTACGACCTCGAGTTTTCGGCTCACTTACAACTGCTATTTCAACTTTAGGAGATTCTAAAATTTCTACTGTATCTGTATTTTCTAAATTATCTTGTAAACTCATATGCGTCTTGTATTGTTTGATTTAGTTCTGAATTAATATCTTTAATTGCTTTGAAAACAAAACCAACTTCATCATCAGATTCAAAAGCTCCTTTAATGTCCAATTCTTTCAATTGAATTTCTGTTTGTAATGATTTTTCTCGAATCTCATCAAATTTAGTTTGATAAAATAATGTCGCTTCTTCTAAAGCTTCATTTTGTTTAATTAAATTATAACAGCCATATCCTAATCCAATTTGTATTAATGATAAAACTATAAGTATTAATATTGTTGCCATTATCCGAATAATTCATTAAATGCATCCTTTAAACTAGCATCAGCTACTGGATCATTTACGTTAGTTAATTTTGATTTAATTTTATTTTGAGTAGGCTCTACTACTACAACTTCAGGTTGATGTTCTATAGATTTTTCGATTAAAGTAGCTAAATGATCGGCATGATGTAAAAGAATTGGCAAATCCGTTTTCAATGCAAATTCAGGTTGACCTGCCATTAAATAAGATTCATTTCCTTTTGAATATAAACCGTCATGAAGCTTAATTGCTAAATATTCATTTTCTGAATAAGCAACTACAAACTCTTGAAGCAAAAATACACTTCTATCTGGAACTTTCATAAATTGTAATTTAGGATTGATTTTATAAACCTGTCCTCTTTTTACGTGCCAATCAGAATCGTTAGGAATATAATAGTCATCTGTCGATGAACCTACTTTACCTAAGTCATGATTAATAGCAGAAAATACTAACTCTTCTTTAGTATAATTTTTAGTGTCTGCGCCTAATGAATCCCAAGTTTCCCATAATTCAATAGCACATTTTACAACTCGATTAACGTGGTCAATATAACCTCCTGGCCAACAATTATGTCTAGAAGTATTTGAAGAGGCTGGAGCTGTTAAAACTCTATCAGCCATTGATTCATACATTTTAATTAAAGCTTCTTTACGAGGACTTTGAATGTACGTTTCAATATATTTCATTAATTGCTCCCATTGAGCTTCTGTATTTTGTTTCATAACTTAAAGTATTTCGTCAATTAATCCTAATTCTTTTGCTTTTGCAGCAGACATATAATAATCTTTGCGACATGCTTTTCTCCAAAACTCTTCATTTTGATTTGTTTTGATTGACATGATTTTATAAAAATCTTCTTCTAACTCATCGATATGATCTGCGTTTGCTTTGATATCAGCTGACTTACCAAATATTTCAGCCGAAGCTTCATGCACCATAATAGTGGTTGATTTAGAAGCGGCTCTTACTCCAGTACCACAACATAAAATCATTGCACCTGCAGACATTGCACGTCCACGAGCAATAATATTAACAGGAACTTCTAAAGACTCGATATAATCGATAATACCTAAAGCTTCATATACATCTCCTCCATTAGAGTTAAGTAATAAGTTAATAGGATCATCTTTTTTATCTTCAGGTCTGTTTGCTAAGATTATTCTTACTTTTGAAATAAAGTCAAATAAATTACCTAACTGAATATCTCCGTGTAAGTAAATAATAGACTCTTTTATATTGACACCATAATCAATCTCATTAAAAATGGTTGACTCTTCATTTTCTATATCTTTATCTTTATCTTTATCTTTACGTTTAGATAATTTTGATTTACTATTCATATCTTCATCATACAATCCACTTCTGAATGTGTTTTTATTTTTATGTAATTGACTCATTTTATTAATTTTATTAAATATAAGATAATCTTTTGTATACACCAAAAAGTAACTTACATTAATTTTTTAAGCTCTCTATTTGCTTTTGATAATTTACGTGTTGCTTCGGCACGTTTTCCTTTTCTCGTTTCAGTAATTAATACTGCTTTTAAACTTTTAATTTCCAATCCTAATTTAGAAATAGCATCTTGCTTTTCTTCTTTAGTCATTTTCTTTTTAGGCTCTTTTGGTTCAATTACAGTAGCTGGTAATGTGCCTTTCAATGTCGGTTGCTCTTCTCCCTTATGATAAACAGTGCCATCTTGAGTAACAAACACTTTCATAAATTTCCAACCTTTAGGTTTATCTGATTTAGTAGTTCCAGTACCTCGAATTACAGGAGGTTCAACAATTTTTTGTATGCATATAGTACATAATACAGATACACATTCATTTGAAACTACAGCCCAAGAATTGCAAAGATGTCCTTTCCAATGTTTACTTCCTGGTTTTGAATTTTGACAAAGCATCATTCTTCGACCATTTTCGTCAAATTTAGTTTTAAATTCAGATTCGGCTATTACGCCTTTATCTACTACTTTTTTCTGTTTCATAACTATTTATTTATTACTTATTAATACGTTTTAATATTATCTTGCGATGTATTTACAGATACAGCGCCTCCTATCGATCTTTGTAAATTTGCAGCTTTTTCTGCAGATCGATCATTAATTATTTGTGGTTGTATTGTCTGATCTTCCTCTATCGGGGATTCAATATCCATTAAATCTAAATCAGGCTGAATTCGGGGTTGTTCTGAAGGTTGTTCAGGGTGAATTTCATCAGTTTTAGACTCCAAATTTTCTTCATTTTCTGGCTTATTGAGAAAGTTAAATGCTAATACCATACAAATTGCTAATGGATCAAATACAATGATAAAAAGTAATATTAATACATTAACTACTTTATTCATGGGCACGTTTAATATTTTTGAAATATATACTAACGAACCTAATTCTGATGACATTTCATTTTTCAATCCTAACTGAGTTACGGCTACTTTAGATTTAGAAACTGAATCAGTATATAAAATAATTTGACTGTTTAAATTATCAATTTCTAAATTTAACGTTTTAATACTAGCGTCTGTTTGTCTAGCACTTCTATCTGCTGAATTTGAAGATTTATTTGAAGTAATTAATTGAGTAGCTCGTTGTTCTTGAGAATTTCTAATTGACGATAAATTGCTTAATTGATCGTTTTTACTATCCAATTGAATTTTAAATGTATTAACTGAAGACTCATAATATAATTGTTTAGCAGTTAAACTATCTACTTGCGTTTGAGTTAAATCGAATTTTGATTTAGTTGTTTGATAAGCTCCAGATAAAAATCCATAAATTCCAATTGAAGTGATTATCATGATAATTGAAACTGCAACTAAAAGATACACTCTTAAAGTTTTATTTACAGTATCCCAAAATTGATACAGGAACGAAGCAA